TAGTCAGGTTTATGTGTTGAGATAACTTTCTCTGTATTTTGCGGATCAGATACATCTAAATCAACTAGAAAAAATCTAGGGTTATCTTTTAAATGTTTAATATTTTTATGGTTTTCGACACTTAATCTTCTAACACCTCCAACAATTATATGTTCTGTATGTTTAAGCAAATAGTCAGCCATAAGGCTACCATCTTGACCAGTGATTCCTGTTATTAATACTTTTTGCATTATTCGTTGATATACCAGTTATAAGTTTTCTCTAAACCCTTTTCTAAAGTCGTTTCAGCAACAAAATTAAGTTCTTTTTTAGCTTTGCTTGTGTCAAGGCATCTACGAGGTTGACCGTTTGGCTTGCTTTCGTCAAAGTTTATCTCTCCTTCGTAACCTACAATATCTTTTATGAGAACAACCAGATCTTTAATTGATATTTCTTGGCCAGTTCCGATATTCATTGGTTCTGGAGAATTATAACCCTCTATGGAAAGCTCGATAGCCTTTGCACAATCTCCAGCGTAAAGGAATTCTCGCGAAGCTGAACCATCGCCCCATACGGTTACTGAAGGCTTGTTCCGTTCTTTAGCTTCAATAAATTTTTTAAGCAAAGCTGGGATAACATGAGATTTTTCAGGGTCAAAACTATCATATTCTCCATACATGTTAACTGGAATTAAATGTATAAAATTACTACCGTATTGATCATTGTAAGCTTTGCATCCTACTAAAAGATTTTTTTTAGCTATCCCGTAAGGGGCGTTTGTTTCTTCAGGATAGCCATTCCATATATCTTCTTCTTTAAATGGAACGGGGGTGAATTTTGGATAAGAGCAAACACTTCCTAAAGTAATCAATTTTTTAATATTTAAAATATTACAGGAAGAAAGAATATTTAAACTCATTTGTGAGTTCTTTAAAAAGAAGTCTGCTGGTGATTTTTGATTAGCCCCGATACCTCCGCAGACAGCAGCCAAATGAATAACGCAATCAGGTTTGTGATAAAAAATATACTCATTCAAATTTTTTAGAGAAGTAACATCTAATCTTCCCTTACTAGGAGTAAGCAGTTCATATTTGTCTTTTAGAAGCTCTGTAACATGTTTGCCTAAAAAACCTTTAGCTCCTGTTATAAGTATTTTTTTCATTTACTTTCTTTTATTTTCTTTCTTAAACCAGAGGAAGAATACCTATGATCCCTACTATTGTAGATTATCTTATAATTTATTCCATCTAAATTTTTACCAGTAAAATCTTTATCTGCCCAGTCTTTGCCCAGAAACCTAAAATCAATATTTAAGGCGGTTAATATTTCTAACAAATCTTTTTCTGTTTCATAGGGTATTATTTCTGAAATAAACCTAACAGCTTTTAGTTGCAAGTATCTTTCTACTAGTGATTGAATTGGCTTATTTTTGTAATCACGCTCGGCACTAGGGTCTACATGTAGTCCGACTATTAATTTATCGCATTTAGAGGCGCAGTCTTCTAGCATTAAAACATGGCCAGCATGTAAAAGATCAAAAGCTCCCGCTGTAAATCCCACTTTCATTTTAATTCCTCAATCCTAATTGACTTATCATCTATAAATAAATCAAACGAAGGCTTTTTAAGGGTCTCTATCCTTGTGTATTTGCACCCCCAAGAGTCTAGCTGTGATTTTGTTAATTCAGACCAATCCTTGCCCGAAGAAGATCCTCTAGCTGTCCAATAAACTATTTGGTTTCCCTTATCAAAAAGAGAATTTATTTTAGAAATATATTTGGTTCGTGGGGAGCTTTTTTCATAATTCCAAGATTCACCATCGCGTGGAGTATTAGCGATAGTTTGATCTATGTCTACATATATAACCATTAAATAACAGAGTGAAGTAAAATTTGATGTAGGTTTTCGACTATTCCATAATCATCCGAATCTACCCAATAGCTCAACTCCGCTGTCTGCTCGGAAGCTTTTTTTAATAAATTATTTTCAGAAAAACCTGTCAGAATAACATGAGCCAATTTATTGTCTTGGCAATATTTTAAACAGTTGATCATGTTTTTTGATTCCCCAGATGATGAAATCAGTATTACAAGGCATCCCCCGTTGGAAAAAGTCTTAAGGAATTCTTCATAAGCTTTGTCTTGGCCATAATCATTTGTATAACAAGTCAATCGAGACGGGTCAGAAAATGAAATGCATTTTTTATTAAGAGCTTTTGTGTAATCTTGAGATAAATGTGATGCGATGCTATTGCTTCCTCCATTTCCTAAAATAATTATATCTTTATGCCAATTAACCAAAGTGGAAAGTTTACTCGGCAAATCTGTTTCTGACAGCTTAGACAAAAGTTTTTGTAATTCGTTTAATTTCATATTTTATAAGATTTTACTCCGTAATCATCTATTTCAATTTCAATTCCATCTTTTATGGTTATCATTGTAGGGGTCATACAGAAAAAATAACCTCCACCTCCAGCCCCGCACAATCTATGAGAAAGTATATATGGGTTTTCAGAAAAATCGTCATCGATGTTTTTTAGTTCTTCACTATCAATAATGTGAGGTGTTTCTTGTTTTTTTATCGACCAACCTTTAGTGATTGTTTCTACAGTTTTACTGTAACTATTAGATATTAATCTATTTTTTAATTCGCTGGCGCAGTCAAAAAATTTATTCAAATCAGAATCGATAGTTTTGATCAATGGATCAGTCGATACCCTTTCTATTTTAGTAGGAACTAGCCACATTTTTACTTGTTTAAAAACATCTTTACTTAAATAAGTAACTTCAGGGTTTTCACAGTCAGATAAAAACTTTAAATACTTTAAACCTCCTAAACCACAGCCGTAAGCATCTTGCCTACCAGTAAGGGGGTTAAATGTTCTCTCTATATCTATTGATGTTTTGCAAATTTCAAAGTCAGACATCCCTAGATTATAAAAATCATTGAATGCTTTAACCAATGCGATACAGAACGAAGAAGAAGATCCTAACCCGCTGCCCGAAGAGTATATATCGCTGTTAAATGTTATTGTAATCGGACCTCTGTCAAATCTTCTAAAAGCCTCTTTTGCTAAATTATTTTTTATATCTTGCCAGCGCTTAACTTTTTCTGGGAAAGAATAATTAATAATATACTCATCTCGATTGTTTTCGTGAATAGAAGCGTATGTGTACAGATTACAGGAAAAATTAACAACATGTCCAAAATCATGATGTTCTATATATTTTTCTAAATCTGTTCCTCCACCCGCGAGAGAAACTCTCAAGGGGCATTTAGCTACAATCATTTTTAATATATGTCGCCTTATTATTCCCTCGTTGTTTAAGGGAGAAATTGTCTTCCATTAAAATATCATGAATCGAATCATGATCGTAGTCACGGATGTCATCATAAACGATAATGCCTCCAACACTCATTCTGTCTTTGAAGAATAGTGTTTCTGTCTTGACTGAATCTACATCATGAGGTCCATCTATAATCACTAAAGCATAATTATTTATAATTTTTTTACAATCTTCATAAACAATAACTCCATCTTCAAAAATCCTCATGAATTCAGAGTCTTCTAGAGCATAATGAGAATAGTATGACTTGGTGTCGTAACAAAAAATATACATGTTAGCCAAAAATTTATTCATCATGTCTACGTCAAAACCGCAGTCACTTTGTATTTGATGTCCATCTTTAGCTGGCTGGGAATTTTCACCATGCTTATAGTCTATTGAACCATAAGGATCTACGCCTATAAAAAACCTATTTTTGTCATTATTTTCAATACAGGTTTTCATTGCTGTGAATATTCCAGCTCCTAACCTTGTGCCTATTTCTATTACAAGGCCATCAACGTCTTTAATACTTAAAGCTGCATTAGCTATTAATTCGTATTCGCTAGAATCGCTTTCGAAAGTTACTTGATTGATTTTCATTTTTTGCACATAAAGTAGTAAGAGTTATCGTGGTTTCTTAATTTTATTTCAAAATCATAATCTTTGACAGTAAAATATTTACTCAATATTTCATCCCAAGGCTCTTTAGAATCAAAAACGGTTTTATGAAGTAAAAATTGTTTAGAGTCAGGATTGTATTCTGGGCAATCTTGATGAAATCCATTTTCATCTCTTACATCAGGAAAAAGAGCGATGCTGCCAAAAAATAAGCCATCTTCACTTAAATGTTCAGCTACATTTTTAAAGAAAATATCTAAATCTTTTTCGTCAAAATGCTCAATAACTTCCCAGCAGGTTATAATATCAAATTTAACCTTATCTCTGTTCTCGTTAACAACTTTAAATTCTTTGACTAAATTAGCATGGCGCAAAACTGTTCTGTTTTTTCTTACATGCCAATTCTCATGCTTATAAACCCCGCAACTACCATCAAGCCCGATACATACATCAGTTCTTGGAAATTGATCATAATCTAAAATTAAAGAACCAGCAGCACAACCTAAATCAAGGCAATTGATTTTGTCTTTTTCAAATCTAGATAAAGACTCTAGTATTAAATCTTTGTCAGTATGATCGTCCTCTCCCGCCGAGCAGTTCATCGACAATTGTTTTAAGTTTATTTGAAGTTTGTCTTCTTCGCTTACAATCTCTCCGTGTAAAGTGAAATCGGGTTCATCTACACAAAAAGGATAATCTGTTTCTACTGAAATAATATTATTCATTTTAAAAATACATTGTTGAAGTTTTCCATTACAATTTCTGGTGAGTATTCTTGATAGCAATTCCAATCATTCCTATCGTTTTTCTCAAAACTCTTTAGCCTATCGAACATTTCTTCTTCATTGTTATAGTAAATGCCTTTATCACCTAATGTTTTTATGTGGTTTCTATCTTTAGACAAATACCAAGTTATAACAGGTTTATTAAGCGATGAAAACTCTCCACAAGCGCACCCAAAGCTCTCACCCTCTATTCTTGCATGAATCATAGCATCACAGGTGTTAATAAATTTTGATTTATAAGTAAGGTCTGCTGAAGAGGGTATTTGAATTAATCTTTCATGAGTAAAAGGTATATCTGTGTTTTGAAACACAAAATATACATCCTCTTGATCTTCTAAAACTTTGAGTACCACATCATTAGCCCAAGGTAGATTCCACCCATATTTTCCACCAGTTCTACCGAAAACTCTAGCAGATCCAGGGATTTTCAATTCCTCTCTTAAGTCTCCTGCGTTAGCGTCTAAAGGTGTAATCATGCTGGAAACAGCGGGGAATCTTGTCCCAGAGGCAATTTGGCTTAACCATTCTGAAACATAGGCATATACATCTCCATGAGGCTCACAAACAGGAGCAGCGCATAGTATTAAAGTTTTGCAAACACTACTAACAACGCCATCGTTGTGTCCAAATTTTTGCATATAAACTGCATCGCATTTTTCTCGAAGTAATGCTTCATCTAAAAGAGGGACTGTTGTTTTGCTAATCCAACACCAGTTTTCTTTTGGACCCTGAAGGGGTATAATTTTTTGAAACCTATTTTCAAATTTTTTTATTACTGAATCATCATTCGCTTCGTTGCCCTCGTTGTATATAATAACAGATTCATTACCTAAAAGCTTTTCATTATAATCCGCGAAGTCATACAGAGTGATTTCTGTACCTCCTAAACTTAAGTGCGGCGAATAAAAAGCTATTTTCATTACGAATTATAAATACTATTATACTTATATAAAATTTGTTTTAAATAATTATAATGTGTTTTTGGTTTTACAAAAGGACTAGAAAACTTTTTCTGTCTTTCTGCTAAATCTTTACATGCTTCAGGATTTTTATTAAACCAGTTTACAGAAGCCTCCCAATCTATTTCGTCTATAAAAGTAAAGCCTCCAAAACTTTTAAAATAATGATAATACCAAGACATATCATTTCTTTTAGGAGTTAAATATAAGCATAGTGAGTTTGAATACATAGCCCATAACAATCTATCCCAGCAATTTGTTTCACCGTTTATGTTAAAAATATATTTATACTTTAGCTGTTCTGAAGGAGAAATAAAACTTTTCTCTATTTCTTTCCAATCATATTTTTCTAAAAATTCAGAATGGCCATTGGGCGTATTCATGAAAAAATTAGTTATTTTCAAATCAGCTAGGCTTGATTCTTTGTTTTCCCAGCAAAATGTAAATCTTTGATTTTCTTCAGGTTTAGAGCCTCCACAATAACTTCCAGCAAAAATGGCTTTATCTTTTTTAGAGTCAAAATCGCAATCCCAATCTTTAAAATTATCTACAAATTTAGCCACATTATATATGTGTGGGTCAGGTAAAAGAATATTTTTATGGTTTTTTCTCCTAGTAAAACATAAGCGGGGAGCGCCTGTGTCATAGAAGGTTAAATCGTCTCCAAAGTAAATTATAGCTTCGAAATCTATATCATTAAAATCTGCACCACAATTAGTTAATTGATGCATAAATGTTTGCACTCTTACCTGTTCTTGGTTTTCATGCTGCCTAATAATGTGGACACCCTCTTTATTTAATCTGACATGCATTTCTTGTGGGCGCAAAGAAGAAGAAGACAACCTCGAAAGGTTCTTTTTTTCTAAATGAGAAATTTCTTTCTCACAGCAGAAATCAACAATTTTTGATTCATCAAACATTTTGTGTATCTATCCAGTCTTTTAAGTTGGTTTGAGGCTCCCATCTTAGGAGGTATTTAGCCTTAGAGTTGCTAGCTAAACTCTCTCTGATTTCACCTAATCTTGGGCGTATATGCTCATATTCACCACCAATATGTTTAGCAATGTCGAGTATACTGTAATTTGTGCCTGTGCCAATATTAAAAGTTTCTCCTGAAACTTTTTGGTTTTTAAGTTTAGATGCTAAAATATTAGCTTCAACCACATCTTTGACATAGGTAAAATCTCTTCTTTGATAACCGTCCCCAATCACTGTCATCGGCTTGCCTTCAGATTTTTGCTTTAAGAATAATCCAATCACAGGAGCATACTGTCCCCTAAGTGGTTGACGCTCTCCATAAACATTAAAATATCTTAGAACTACAGTTTCTAAACCAAATAAATCTGTATACATTTTGCAAAACTCTTCACCAGCCACTTTGCTAACTGAATAGGGATTTAAGCAATCATTCGGCATTACTTCTGAATTTGGAATTTTATTTTTTATTCCATAAGATGCTGAAGTCGAGCTATAAACGACTCTTTTGACATCATTCTCTTTAGCGCATTGTAAGACGGTGCAGGTGCCAACAGAATTAACTTCTGCTGCTAAGATAGGATTTTCCAAAGTGGGCTGAATTCTTGACTCTGCCGCTAAATGAAAAACTACATCTACATCTTTAAATAAAGGACTTATAGATTCATAATCACAAATATCATCCTCGTAATTTTCTGTTTTTTTGTTCCAGTAAAATCGATCATGAGATTCAGCAGATTCATTATCGATAACCACGACATGACATCCTAGTTCAATTAAACGGTCTACAATATGAGAGCCAATGAAACCAGCTCCCCCTGTTACTAAGGCTTTTTTAAGTTGCATTATTTTGATTTATAAATTTAGAAATTTCGTCATAACACTCTTGGTTGGAGTCAAAAATCCAATGCAGAACTATTGTTCCTGTGTGGCCATTTTTCAAGTTATCCAAAACAACTGGAGAGTGATTGTATAATTCATTGGGGGATATATTTACTTCAAGCTTACCGTAATTTAATTCGTTGTAGTTAAATTTATCGTATTCTGTTTTTTGCGTGTGGATAGTTTCTACTTCCGTTTCTTGAAAAGCGTTTAGAAGGTTTTGGGTATAACAGTTAAAAGGCGCTATAAAATCTTTTGGATTGTAATTTTTAATTTGTTTTAAAAATTCATCAGCTTGCCTGTATCTTTCCAAACATTCCTTTTCGCTTAAATCTTTAAACTCTCCTCCGTTCTCCCAGTCAGAAACAATAGATTCCCATTGACCGAATTCTCTCAAAGAGAACCCATGATCAAAACCATGCATCACAACTTTCCCTATTTTTAAATTTTTATTAAAAAATTCGATGTCAGCTTCTGTCATGAGAAAAGGAGTGACCCCCAAAATAAAAGGAGTTTGATTCCTCTCAAAAATATCTATAAAAAATAAACTGTTTTGAAAATTAAGATTTGTATTTTCATTATCAGTAATCCTTCCTTCATTCCATCGGTCTTTATGGCCATGAGGAAAATCATCCACTCTTAAGAGATATTTCATTTCTTTTCCCATATGAATAAATCTCTCTCTTTGTAATTTTTAAATTTCAACAATTCAAATTCACCTTTAGATGCCCAATCATAATAGCCATCACTATACATATTACTAATAGATGCATCATGATCAAAAATAATTAAGCTAGGCATAGATTTGCACTTATCTTCTACCACGTTTAGAAAGTCCTCTACTTTTATAGTGTGAGCGTAGTTTAAAAACACAGCAACGTCACAACTGTTAAAATCTTTTTCGTTACCCTTTCTAATAAAGTCCTCTGTGCCTAAAATTTTATAAAATTCATCCCATACAATCTCTTCATATCCGTAGCATTGCATTCCATTTTCATTCAAGCATTTTACCAAACAGGAGTCGTAACTACCTACATCCAGAACTGTTGGGTTCAAATCTTTATGCGCTTTTAAAAAATCATACACAACCCAATTCATAAATCTATGAGGGTCTAAAAAACTAACTCTCCAATTAAATTTATATTTAGGATGTTTTTCAGACAAAGAATAAAAATCATTTTCATAGGTTTTCAAAAACTCATTATCTTTTAAAATTTTACTTTTTAAAGATTCAGGAGTTCCGCTGATGTCTATTTTTTTTACGTCGAAATTCATAAGCGAGCTGGCATTTCAGTATATTCCATATTGCCTAGATCGAGCATCGGTCCAACCAATCTATTAGTTTTTATGTTTTTAAGAAAAATTGTTTCAACAGAATTATCTTTGATGCCGATAAGGGGAAATAAGTCTTCTCTCACAAAAATTAAATTTCCAGTATGACACACTAATTCATAACCTTTTTTCTTTGCCAGTTTTGTCATCGAGCTAGCTGAAAGATCTTCTTTAGAGTTTAAATCCAAAGAGGATTCAATTTCTATAATGACTACATCGGGAGAAAAAGCAGTAAAGTTTTTCCAGATGTTGTAATCTTCACCATCTACATCAATTGAAATAAGTTTGAATTTTTGAGAAAAATCCTGTATATCTAAGTCTTTTAGAATATGATTTAAAGAATTTTTTCCTTGGCTTTTACTTGAAATTTTTTTGTTTAAAACGATGGCATCGTGATCTTTCACATTTTCGACACATTCATCGTAATAATTTTTATTTGATTCTATTAAAATTGATTTAAAATTAGCATTACTGTCGCAAAGATGAAAAGTATTGCTTAAGTGACGACCGTCGAAAGCTCCAAACTCACATACATAGCCCTCTGATATCTTTAATCTTTTAAAAATCTCTTCTATTATTCCGTCCTCCCCATTTTGAGAATAAACATCAGCTCCATATTCTAAAAGTGGTGAGCGCTCTAGTATGTTCTTAGCAGTTTCAATCATCAGCAAATTTTTTCTATTAAGCCCCTTACTCTTTCAAGGTATGTATGTTGTGATGAAAGGGATTCGGCGTTATTAGCTATTGTAGCTAGTTTTTCGGTATTATCCAAATAATAATTTAGTTTACCTATAAGGCTCTCAAAGCTGTCGTAAAGAATAACATTCTCATTGTCAACAAAACCTAACTTATCATACATATGATTATAGTCTGTTATTAATGCGGTGCCGCAACCAATCGTTTCAAAATTTCTATAGTTTAAATCATTCAACATATTTTTATTAAAATGCAAAAGACTTTCATTGATTGTCTTAACCATCTGATCTCCAATCACAAAAATATGTTGTTTTAAGCCGTATTTGTCTGTTAAGAAATCTAAAATAGATTTTCTGTTTACATGATTGCCTACAAAAGAAAATTTGTGAGTTTTCTCTATCTTTAAATTTTTTATTTTATGGTGACAAAAAGCGTTAGGAAACCAATGATGGTAAGGTTCTGTTACATAATCTAAAGTTGAATTTAAAAGAAGATTATATTTTCCTTTTTTAAATATCTCTTCATAAGGAGCCATCCCTCTACAATGAGCATCTATACTCCAAAACATTTTGTAAGGTTTGTTAAAAGAAGATAAGTCTGGAAGCCAATCATCTCCATAATTTTCAAGATTCAATATAAAATCAAACGAATTGAAATCCAACTTATCAGAAAAATTAGAATGTCCTTTACCATAAACAGTAGGCTCCCAGCCGTTTTCTTTAAACGCTCTTGCTAGACATAGGCATTCTCTAAATTCAGCATTTTCTGGATGTCTGCTAGCTTCTTGTATTATAAGGATTTTTGGCATTAAATTAAATCTCCGTGTTCTGGGTGTAATGGTTTGTCATTCTCATCAAAAGCTTGACCGACAAATTCTTTTCCTTCTCTGTGAGTAGGGAAGGGATTGATTTGGAAAAACTCGTCATGGACAAAGGCTTTGTCTTTAACAATCGGATAAATTAATTCTCTTAAAAAATTTTGATCTACCTGCCAAAAGTCACCTTTCTGATAGGCTTGAATCATTGGAGACATTTCAGATAAAAGCTCTCCTCTAACTCCCCACATACCTCCCAATATTTCAGTTCTATGAAAAGGGTGGTCTCTCATTATGTGAAAATCTTTATCGCTCTCCAGCCATTGATCTACAGCTTTTTTTTCTCTAAGGCTAAGTCTGGAATCAGTATCTCTTGATAACACAACATCTACATTAGGATCGCTGGCTGGCGAAAATCTCCAAAACATGCCATTCCAACTACCTTCTTCGTCCATTAAATGGACGCGCACATTATCTTTTTCTTGTAGTTTATGTACAATTTCATCTGGGCAAGATGACCCTACATAAAACCAACACTGCCAATCAGGAAATATTTCTTTAGCAATCTCGGCGTTTCTTAACGCCCCAATGGTATACATGGGTTTTTTACCCCACAAACTAAAACTAATAACTTTCATATATGAAGTTGTTGAATCTCTCTATCTTCTTCTTGAGCCATTTTTAAATTATCCATAGAGACAGAATCTTCTCTTTGATAAAAGCAACCTATGATATCTGGTATTTTTTTAAATGTAAATCCTCTTTTAGATAAATTCAACCACATTTCATAGTCTCCAGAAGAAAGATATTTTTCTTTAAAGAAGCCGCATTGTTCCACGGCACTCTTTTTCATGATCGGGAATGGGCCACCTATACAAATTTTAAGCAAACATTCATGAGAATATTCTGGCCAATTTCTTAAGCCCACTATGCTGTTTAAATTTTGATCATTTATAACGCAGCATGGACTGTAAAAAAAATCTACTTCTGGGTATCTTTCAATATATGAAGAATATGTTTGTAGTCCTGATCTATATATCAAATCATCTGTGTTCCAGTTCATTATATATTCACCTTCACAAGCTTTGATGCCTATATTCCACGCTTTATATATACTTACTCTTTCTTGTTGTTCGATGATTGTTGTTTTAATACCATCTCTAAAATTATAATTATTTATAAGTGATAAAGAATTATCATTAGAGTTTGCATCTATAAAGACAATTTCAAATTCACGGCAAAATTGATCGTTTACCGAGTTTAAATATTTAGGTAGCCATTTACAGCTATTGTAAACAGAACATATTACTGAAATTTTATATTTCATTAACCTTTGACCAAAATTCAGATGAAGCGAGATGGCAACGGTCTTTAAATTTATCGTAACCCACTTTTTCAAACTCAAGATAAGAACCTATCTTTGATGTATCTCCTATGATTTCATCAACGCCGCATAAAAGAGCTTCACCGACCATTCTACAAAAAGGTTCATTTACAATTGGAGAATGAAAAACCGCTTTAGCCTTTTGAAAAATTTCTGCTATTTCAGAATGAGACTTCTGTCCGTGAAATTGTATATTGTTATAAGAACTAAAATAATCTTTAGTGTTAAAATCTGCCCAACCGAAAACGTCTATATGTCTTGTTGGGTTTTCGGATGCAAACTTAAGTAAACTGTTTAGACCTTTTAGTGGATGTAAATATCCACAATACACGACATCATACTCTTTATCGCAATCAGCTTTTTTAAAAGTGTTTGTATCTATTGGGTCGTAGACAATTTCTACATCATGAAAATAATCACCATAAAGATTTTTGAAGAAATCTAAGTGGAAGCTACTTAAAAAAAAGTTTTTTTTAGCTTTAGAAAATAATTCTAACCTGATATCGTCATCTAAATACTTACAGGAATCATGTTCAAGGCGAACCGAATTATCCATTTTGAGGATAAAAGGAATTTTTTCAGGAGAAATTTTGCTGATAGCGTCAAGGTTAGAATTTATGACTAAATCATAAGTAGATAAAAAATCAGTGACTGATGATGAATGGCTATGCTCTTTAATCTCATAACCTAATTCTCTACCCTTATTTATTAAAATACTATTACTAACTTGAGCGCCACCTTCTCTCTGTTGTAATGTAAAGTCGGATATAAATAATATTCTCATGCAAATGCATGATTATACCTTATAAGCCTTCTTCTTCAACAACTTCTTTGACTTCCGCTAAAAACGGAAAAGAGTTCAGCAGATCTTGCTGGTCTGCAAATTGAGCATCATCCCAGCCCCATTCGCTTAAAACTTCCTCATCATCCCAAGCAACAACCTCGCTAGAAGTCATTTTGTTTACAGGTTTTTTACTCCAAAATCTACAAGACCAATATCTGGCTTTATGTTTTGGACCTGGGTTTGTGTCACACTTATGTCGCGCTCTAAAATTCCTACGTCTAGCTGGATCGTCTCGCTTGATTTCCATATTGGGATCACCAAATTTGACCATAACAGTATTTCCTTTTGGATTTTTTACATAAACACCAAATTTCTTTTTGGAGCCAGAAGGAAGTCTAAAAGGTTTATTTAGAGTTTTTTTTTCTGCTTCTGAATAATCGATATCCTCTATCTCTTGATCCATTTCGAGTTCAGAGATACCTGCTTTAAGTAAATCTATCTTAGCCAGACCAAATTCTACCTCGTTAAAGTCAACATATGCTTCTCCGACTGGCTCATTGTAGTATTCCTCACTACCTCTAGCGATATCTCCATCAGCAGCTCTGTAAGATTCTTTGACTTTACCCCCACGAACCATTTTTAAGAATGTATTTACGCGAGCCATCGCCCACTGACCTCTGCTTTTACCAGGTCTATGGCTACTTGAAAATGCTCCTGCTCCCCTCCTATAAACCTTTTTAAGTTGTCCAAGAGTAACTTTTTTAGAGTGTTTGGCGTTATGCTCCTTGACTTTGTTTTTAAGTGAGGTGATTACTTTTTCAGAAAAAGTAATAGAGGGGGCTTTTTTGCCTCCTCCAGCAGATCCTTTAGGATTCTTTTTCGAACCTTTTTTGCGCTCCGAAGGTTTAGCTGGCGTTTGAGCAGAACTTTTTGGACCCCTGCGTTTTGCGCTTTGGCTTTCTAAAAATTCTTTAGCTTGATCTGAAAAGTCGTATTCCATCAAGAAATTATTACACTTTTAAATATTAAAAATGAATATTTATCCCTCGCAAGATGAGCAATTTAAAATAGATCTAGCCAATTCTTGACTAGGATTAGCGCTTCTCTGGTAGTAAAAGCTTTTAACTCCTTGTTCCCAACCAAAAATAAGTAGCTCACTTACTTGTTTTGGTGGGCATTTAGGAGAAATCATCACATTTAAGCTTTGACCCTGATCGATAAATTTTTGTCTTTGAGCTGCTTGTATAACAACTTCTTTTTGTGAAATTTCCCCAAATGTTTTAAATACTTCTTTTTCTTCTTCAGATAAAAAATCTAAATGTTGAACAGATCCTCCTTTTACGAGAATAGACTTCCAAGTGGTTTGAGTATTTTTCTTTTTTTCCTCCAAAAGTTTTTCTAAATGGGGGTTTTTGTAAGTAAACTTGCCTTTAGCTAAGTCTTTAGTAAAATAGTTGCTATTCAAAGGCTCAATAGATGGGGATACTTGACCTAAAATAAAAGAGCTGGAAGTAGTTGGAGCTATTGCCATCGTAGTCATATTTCTTCTGCCGTAACCCTTAAGATGTTCTGGCTCTCCAAATAAAACAGAAAGTTCTTTTGTGGCTTTGTCGCAATTTTCTCTGATTGTTTTATGTATTTCAGCATTTAAAAATTTAGCCTCCATACTTTCGAAACCGATCATCCCACCTTGTAAGAAGGAATGCCAGCCTAACACCCCAACACCAATAGCTCTCTGTCTTTTAGCAAAATTATGAGATGCTTCCATAAAAGGAATTCCTTTTGTTTTTTCTATATATTCCTCCATTACTGCATCGAGAAAATAAACAAGAGTTTCAATAGCATCTGTTTCTTTGATTTCGTCCCACTTAACAAGGTTAAGGGATGATAAACAACAAACAAAGGACTCCTCTTCTGAAGAGTGCAGAAAAATTTCACTGCACAAATTAGAAGATGTAATTTTTAGTTTTTTATCTTTATAGGCTTTAGGAGCGTTTGCATTAGCTGTATCTGTAAAAAAGATATAAGGATATCCAGTCTCAAACCTTTTCTTTATAAGAGATGCCCATGTAGATCTTTTTTTTCTATCACCCTCTATCATGGAGCGCATCCATTCATC